TAAACTCTGCAGTTCTTGTTGGTTGTAAGAATATTTGACCATAAAGGATATTCCTATCAATCAAGTCTGGAGTAGTGGTAGTTCTATCCAGAATCAGGCGATAGTCTTCCAGACCAAGACCTGCTTTAACGCCCTGTAGAAGCGGACCAACTCTACCTTTGAAGCGATTCCATGTGGACTCAACGTTCTGGTCGAACAAGAGAGTTGCTGCAATGGTTGAGATTTGTCTCTTCAGGAAGATCAACAATCTTCTTACATTAATTCTATCCAAGGCTGAAGGTGTAACCTGCAGGGTCTTTTGACCGAAGATTACGATACCCTCTGCTGGGAATTGGGCAATTGGGTTAACATTCGCATCGTAAAGAGTATCTCTATCCTTAGAAGTAAGTCTCTCGCGAACGTTCACCACTGGAATACCGGCTGCGCCTAAGCTCAGACCACCTCGTGTGAAGCCTGCAGGGGCAAACCAAAGTTCTTGTTGCTTTTGTCCGTAAGACATAGCTCCAAGGGCTGCGACAGATGGGGGTGCCCATACCAGCGCATTGTTGATGGTGTCTTGAATATGTACCCATGGGTAGTAAGCAGCACCAAAGCTTGAGTTGATTTGAAGTGAATCTTTCATATTATCAACAGTGGATTTTACGCTACCCAATCGAGCCGATTGAGCGCT